GTTTCTGCGCTATCACCAACTAGGTGTGTGAACGGAGGAACTTTAATAACATCACTTACCAAATACTTTCCGCTTGGAAAGTAAACTGTACGTCTTGTGCTACTGCCAGCATTAACACTGGTATATCCAAATGTGTTATGCAATGCTCTTGTGATTGCGCCAGTGTCGTCTGTAATACCATCACCTTTAGCACCAAAGTCACGCACATTTACAAAGTCATCTAGCTTTTCTTGTAGGCTACGAGTAAACTGTGTATTGTTTGGACCAGTGGCAGCAATAAAACCAGCTGGTTGACCCTTAAAACTAAAAACATTAATAAGAGCTAATATATCACTGTGTTCAGTAATAATTTCAGTGCGTCCTGTTACGGGAGCCCCTTCATCTGTGGTACCATTACCAATAAACAGTCTGCGTTGATCTAGGCTCCAGCCCATTTCTGCACTGGCTAGAGAAGGTAAATTGTCATGTAATCCACGTCTTACTTGAATACGTGATATCTGTATAACGGCCATTGTAATTCCTCAACGATTCATATTATAAACTATTTACCTTAGTTCATAATTCGTTGTTAGCCATTTTTGTATAGTATTGCTCACAACGTTTCCACCATTGGTTTTTCCAATGCTCAAACCGCTCGCCTTCTACAACAAACTCCTGATATTCAGGATCTTCTAGTATTGCGCCAGACTCGTTTAGCTTAGGTTTAACACACATTAGAATAACACCTTTGTTAATATCTGTGCCATATACTTCGTTGTGTGCGAGCGCATATGCGGCTAGCTGTAGATAGTAGTCTTCAACCCATTCTTCTTTCTTGGGTTTATTGGTCTGCTTAAAATCCATGATAGCTGGCATATCGTCGTGTACACCTACTAAATCTGTTGTTCCTGCATATACACCAGGAAAATACAAAGGAACCTCACTGCCCCAAAATTCACTAGCATTGCACAAGCCTTGTTCAATAACAACACTGGCCATTGCATGACTGGGCCATGCAAAAGGATTGCTTGGCCTTGGTTTGAGCTTGCCAGTTTCTACATAACCTTCAAGATAGGTATGCATACGTGTACCTCTATTGGCCGCTTCGGTGGTAATCTGCTGGGCACGTTCTGTCCCAACCCGTTTCTTCCACTCAGCGAGAGCACGTTTTTTCTCAGCGGGTTTTGTTATATCTAGTATTGTGGTAACACTAGGAACACGGCTTCCATCGGGTAAACAATAATGACGCTTGCCATTTATGTTTGTTCTACTACATTCAGTATAATCAAATTTTTGGGTTATCAAGGTTAAAACTTTCTCCACAACCGCAACGCCCAACCTCTAGTGGATTAATGACATCAAATCGTGCAGAGAAACCATCATCACTTTTTATATAGTCTAATTCACAACCATGTAAAAAAGGTTCGCTTCCTGGCACAACACGAACTTTTACCTCACGGTGTTCGTAATAGGCTTCGTCATCATCAATCTGCACCCAAGGTTTGATATCATATGTATATCCATTGCAACCACTAGGTTTAACAGCGATACTCACACCTGTTAGTGTAAAATCACGTTCTAGTATTTTCTTAATTTGGTCGGCTGCTTTTTGCGTTACAGTAAACATGTTAGTATTATACCTTCTTTTGTTGCATAAGTCAAGTAAAAAGAAAAGGCTGTACAGTTAAACTGTACAGCCCTTCTAAGTTATATACTAAAGAATATTAGCCATCGCCTTCAGTATCGTCAGCACCTGTTAGTACGTCATCTGCTGTACCAGGAGTTGCGTCAGCACCTGCACCAATGCCTGTACCAGCTTCTTCAACTGCTACTGTAGCGCCTGCGCCTGTGAAGTCCCATTTAACAACGTTACCGTTGTCTAGTGTAACTTTACGACCTGAAATCTTAACAACTTGACGAGCAACACCGTTGTCGTCAACAGTAATACTCATTTGTCCTGATGTTAAGGCTGCGGATGCGGCGTCAACTAGGTAACAAGTACCTGTGTCTGTGCCACCAGCATTGGAAACTTTAAAACGCTTTGAACCAGTCTGCTTTACAATGTAGCCTGGTGTAGAGCCGTTTCCGGCATTGAACTGAACTTTAATTTCATTGCCACCTGCGGTAGGTACGCCGAAATATCTTTTGTTAATAGGTCTTCCCATTTGTTTTCTCCTTTGTTAGAAGTCCGATGTGGGTTCTAGCCACTACGGGGATGGATGCCCCATAAAACTCTTTAGTCTTCTCGTTTCCAAAGAGTCCATGCGCCATAAGCAATAGCCGCGTATGCCGCCCACTTAGCAAGTGGTCCAAGTAGTAGAACTACTAGTCCGACTGCAATAAGTGCGGCGCCGTCCCAGCTTGTTCGTTCTATAATTCTGTCTTTAATCCAATTAATCATTTTTTAATGCCCTGTCTGCCATCTGTGAAACAACTTTATCTGGATTGTCTTGTTTTGTGCCATAAGCAATAGCTGGTTCTTCTTCAACGTCATCGTCACTAAAGGTCTTTAAGAAAACATACTTAACGCCCTGTTCGTCATCTTTGATGTCTTTGATTAAACTTTTAACTGCCTCGTTTTGTTTAAATGCATTTGTTAAACTGTCTAGATTGAATAAATCTGCGCCTGTATTTTTTACCATCCCAATTAAACTGTCAACACGCACCTTGGGAGTAAGGTGCATATCTTTGCTTTTATTACGAAGAAACTGAAGTGCGGTAATCAAGTTATCATCGCCGCGATCGTCTGTGTCATCTTCAATAATATCAGCGTCAAGAGCTCTTACATTAAACTCGTGCAGTCTCATGTATTATACTCTTTCTTCTCTACCAGCGTCATCATCGCCGCCAGCTGCCGCATCTGTTGCCGCAAACTCATCACCTGCAGGAGCCTCATCGTCAGCTGGTGCTTCAGCATCAGCAGGAGCTTCTGCATCCATTGGAGCTTCTGCATCATCTGCTGGCATATCCATTGGCTGATCAACTTGTTCGCCTGCTAGTGTTCTTGCCGCCGCATCTACTGTTTCTCTTCCGGTACGTAAACCATCTTCCAACTGAGTTAGTACTGGTTCTACCGCAGTCTTAAATGCGTCTGCTTGTTCTGAGCTAATCTGATCACGAATGGCATCTAGTAGTGCTGGCATCTGCTCATTCTGCATCTTGCCGATCTTTTCCATCATGTCTTGGATACTGTCAACAATATCACGACTTGCTAGAATAGCTTCACTCTTAGCTGTTTCGCTTTCAACAATTGGTGCTGGTTCTAATTTTTCTTCAACACCGTTGTTCTCTCCAAGCCATGCTTCTAAGCCTTCCTTAACCATATAAAATTCCATGTACTTTGGATTCTTTTGTGATTGGTGTACATTATGGCTTTTAGAAAACTGTGATAGACTAGAAGAGATAGCTTCGACCAAACTAGTTGCTTTTTCAACTGTTAGTGTTTTATAATCGATAGCAAGTCCAAAACGACTTTCAACTACCTTATTAAGTCTTTTGCTGTTGGCCTTAAGGCCGATCTCTGAAATTTTCATGGTTAATTCTCTTCCCAAAGTTTTATGTATTTAGCAGAGATAATTGTTTTTTTAAGGTTATTTTGAGCTGCCGCTAAGTGATATGCGGAATCTTCAAGTCTGTTATAAAGAGCATCTCTGCGAAACTCATCCTTACTTTGTTTGATATTATGTTTGTAATACATAATATCTGTTGTATACTTATCCACCAAACGGTTGTGCTCTCTGAAGTCTTTAGCTAGCTGATCTTGACCACGATGTAATAGTGTTGAGTATATTACTGCTTGAGCTTTAGTTGAAAATCGTTCTGTAACTCTTGGAGCAGTAACTTCCCAATAATTGTTATAACCAGTAATAGTAAACTTACCAATTTTATATCCTTTCTTTGTTGGAAAGATATAAACATTGTCATCCTGGCTGGTTAATAAACGTGCAGTTTCACGTTTTTGCCAGCGAGCTACCTTAATTGCAGTAAGTTCTGCAATAGTATCAAGTGTAGCTATCTGTAAGGATTTACGATCTACCGCCTTTTTTACAGTATTCAATGACGCCATTGTTTTTCCGCCTTGTTAAAATGTCTTTAACGACTAGTTGATTAGCGAGTACAACTTCTCGCTCACTCAATTCCTTCTTTGTAACAATTGGTTTGTTAGAAAACTGTGACAGCACGTCTGCTTCTTCGTTAGTTAGAGCAACAGATATATGATTTATTAATTCTACGATTTTCATGTTAGCTCGTCATTATTAAATTAACGATAAGTCCTATAACGGCTGTAATTAATACTGTGATAAGGGCTGTACCTATTTTAATTAGGTTATTGCTGGCACCAAGTGCCGACCCATGAATGGCTTTTTTAATTTCTTCAACACTGGTATCGATTTTTTCAACTCGGCGATCAAGGTTGTCTAGTTTTGCCTCTAGGGCATCATATCGTTCAGCGCAGAGTTCGACATGCGCTTCTAAACTTTTCTTTTCAATACTTGCAGTCGCCACAGCAATTCTCCATATAAATGATTGGCTTTTTATAATTTATAATTGTGTGCCTTAAAAGAATTGCCTAAACTGTGCCTAGTGTTGCAGTAGTTATTTATATAATAGCATAAAAGTCTAAAAACTATCTGTTTTTGATCACATTAGAACCAAGCACTTGGTGTACCCTTAATGCTTATATGTAAATTCTTACATGGTCCAGTAGTGAAAAAACAAGGTAATAAAAATCTTGCTGTTTCTTCTAACCCATTTATAATAGGTACTTCGTTTAAATCTTCAAGTAATAAACCGTACTGGTGTTTGTTATTACCGAACACTCCTTTGTGTTCGTTGGCAAATTCAATTTGCCAAACTTTTTGCTCTGTTTGATACATTTCACCAAAGTAATCAAACGTTCCGTGAATAATCACTGGATTAGTTATGTTCATTGGCTGTGTGCGTAAACCCAAACTTTGAATCAGTGTCTGATAATTACGCTGTTGATCTCTCAGAAGACTGTCCTTGTCACTGCGATTGACATCAGTCTTTGTTATATCCACTAACGTGTGTATTTGATAGTGTTCCATATAGATACTTATGCCACAAAAAAAGGGCTACCAAAGTAGCCCTTTTCTGAACTGTTAAACAGTAACGCTATTAGTTAGCGGCTGTGAAAGTTACAACTAGTGTACCACCAGTAATGCTTGGTGTACCTGTACCCTGTAGTGCGATGTGATCGCCGTTACCTGTACCTTCAACTGCGGCAACTGTGAAGCCTTCGTTTTGTGCTTCTGCACATGCGGCGGCAACTGTTGCTGTTGCTGTGTTGATTGATACGATGTGGGTTGTTGAACCTAGGCCATTGCCTGCGGTTACTGTTGCTGATGTTGCTACTGTAGCCATTTTTATTTCTCCTAATTTTATGAACTTCTCTCGTGAAGTTATATACTTTTATTTATCAATATTAGGTAAAAAGTATAAGTTGCTTCGTGAAGCTCTACAATGTTATTTATTATTTGTTAAAATGAGCGCCGCCAAATCCGGCTCTATTAACGATTTTTACTAGTCCTGCAGGACTATTAAACACAAATCCCTCGCCTTCGCGTTTTCCACCTGTCCATTGTTCAAAGCCTGTTACTTGCTTTTCCAACTGTGCGGCTAGGTTAATTTTTAGATTGTTAACGCTGTTCCATACATTGTATAGTGCGTTTAAGCCATCTGCGTTTTGAAATAGGTATCCGTTTTCAGGATCCAGCATTGCTATTTGCTGTTTGCCACTGAGTTTAGTAGCAAGCCAATCCTGTATTTTGTCGTTGGTTTGTCCGGTGATCTGTTTGTTCATATATGTTTGTATTGCGGCACGTACTACTTTGGGCATACCATCTAAAAACTCTTGTGCTTTGGCGCCGTCGCCGCTTATAGCTTTTTTAGCTTGTGCTAATAAACGAACTGGATTCTTAAGACTAAAGTTTACACCAGCTTTAGGAGTTAGTATTAGTACATTTCCTTCACCTGATAATCCCGACTTTCCGTCCCAAGGACTACCATCATGCATATGCACAACAATACCGCCAACTTTACCTGCAATCTTTTTTCCTAAATCGCTTGTAGCTGGAATACGATATTCTACTGTAGTTGGGCGTACTACGTATTGATTGTCACTGTTGGGTTGCAGTTCTCCAACCCACATTAGATCACCTTTAAATAATCCATCAGTACTTCCAACAGCATCTTTTAATCCTTGCCAGATTGTTTCAATCTGCGAATACAAGTTGCCGCGGTCAGCGCCACGATTTTCGTCGTACTGTTTCCATTCTGCTGGACTCTTAGGATAAACACCTTTGTTTGGCATGTATTTGTCTGTTACAACAAACTCTCCGTTGAGGTTACCAAAATGTAGTGCAATTCCACCGTCCCATTTAATACTAACGCTACCTGGATCGTCAATTACATATTCAAGTGCATCCAACAACTTTCTTGCTGAATCAACACCTTGGAAGATTGCATCTTCAGGGTGCTGAATACGTGGACCTTCTTCGGTTATAGAATTAATAAACTCTAATATGAGCATTACATAAATTTCCTAAACCATGAGGCTGTACCAACTGGAGCATGATCGCCTGCACTTTCAGGAAGTGTTAGATTATCTCGTGCAAAACCTTCACGTGCATCAGCAACTAACTGTTGATAATCTGGCCGACTCTTGATAGCGTCAATAATTTCTTCAACGCTGTTTAGTTTGTTAGCAGGAATACCAAGTATTTTTCCAACTCCTGCAGATGTTTTTCCGCCGTCTAACGGTGAGTTGTCTTCTCTGTTTACTAATCCGTTTTTATAACTCCATTTGTAGCCCATTGCTTTTGCAATACTAGCCAACAATAGATGTCTATGCATGCCTTTATAGTCGCTGCCTTCGTTTCCACCTTGCATGCTAAAATGTTGCCATTTAGGATCGCCAAACATAAAGTCTGTTTGTACATAACCGTTTGCAGGATCTCCATTGATAGGAGTTTTGTGATGTACGTTGTCACCACTTTTCTTGATATCTGCTTTATCAACACCTTTTTTTAGTAGTACTTGAACTAGTGTATCTTTATCAATTTTGCTAGCATCTACTGCTAAATCAAGATCACCTGAAGTTTCTTTACGACCAGTTGTGCCTAGCATATTGTCTACTAGACTTAGGCCAGTTAATTGTTCAAGCCACTTAACTGTAGGTTCAACATCGGCTCGATTGATACGCTGAGTTAGCGGATTTTTATCTGCATCTTTAAAAACATGTCCGCCTTCGTTTAGTTTCATGCTGTGGCTCCTGCTAGTTCTTTACTACGTGCTTGAATTGCGGCAATAACACTATCATAATGTTCTTTTGGTAGTGTTTTTATGTAATCAGCTAACTTCTTAGTGTCTACATTTGGTTTTTCTACAGGTGGAGGCGCTTCGATACCAGTATCAGTAAATGCTTTTGTTGCTACTTCATCTGCAACTCCTGCATCATTTAGTATTTTCATAATAGCCGCACTGTCTGTTGGTTTGCCTGCTTTTTCCCATGCTTTGTTTAGTTTGCTAGTAGTAACACGAGTTGTCATGTTCTTGCCAACTTCTTGTGCTTTAGCTACTCCAGCTTTGGCAATTGATGCGGCCTTGTTTTTAATATCAGCAAAACTTAGTTCGTCTAAACGACTTTCTGTTAAGTAACTAACACCAACAAATACCTGACGAATCTGCGCCTCAGTCATTTCAACACTTTCAGTCTGACTTTTTACTGCTACACCTTCTACATCATATTCTTCTGCGGCTTTTTTTACTGCTTCTTCATCGCCTTGGGTTGCTGGTGAACCCGGGCCTGTTCCTGCGTCTTTGTCTTTTGATACTGCTCCTGTGACTGCACCTTGCACACTAGCAGATGTTACTTCAGTCCATTGTTCAATACTATCAAGTAATCCGGTTGTGCCAGTTTCGAGATATTCTTCAATTCCTGGATTGTTTGCAATATTTTCTTCAGTGTATGCTTTGGTTAAATCACCAAGTTTTCCAATAAGACCTCGGATATCTGACAGAGCCTCCTTTGAAGAAACTGTTGAATCTCCAATGCTATCTGACGCTATACTTTTAATTTGTTGAAAGTAGTCTGTGATCTCAGTTTGTTGATCTGGTGTTAAAACACCACTAAGTTTACTTGTGTCAAAAACCCAATCTCTATATACACTACCGCCGCCGACGTCGGCTGATCCATAGTGACTATAAACTAGGCGGCCACCCTCGTTGAATTTACCAATATCACCATACTTAACATCTTCAACAAAGTCGCCAAATATGTCGCCAATTGCTTCAAACGCTTTACCAGCCAAGAAGCCCATTGCTGCCGCCTTAAGACCTTTACCGATGGCTGTAGAAAGTTTTTCACCTTTAATTAGTTCCATACTACCTTTTAGTACTTGACCAGCAATAGCACCGCCAACTGGACCTCCTGCGATAGAAGCAACTGCTGTTAAAATACCAATAGCAAATGCTGTTTTACCTGGATTTTCTTTTGCATAATTGCCTAGTGCTTCAACTGATTTTAGTACTTGTTGTCCTGCACTACTATTTCCTAATTTAGACTTTAACGCTTGCTTACCTTGCTCAAACTTGTTATCAAATGCTTGTACAGGTGCAGTATCTTGTAACCAAACTGCCGCATCTTTTAGCATCTTAGCACTAGCATCTACAACATCTTTACCTTTGCCAAGTGCTGTTCTATTAGAACCACTTGCTGTAGCGGCTTTTTCTGCATTGCCAAACAGTTGTGCAATTTGATCAGCAGTTAGTTCTGCTTCTAATAAAACGCTTTGTTTAATTAAAGGCAATGCAGAATTATAAACTCCTTCTACAATACGACGTTGTTCAGAGTCTAAACCTTCGCAAACTTTACTAAGCAATTTGCTATTATCTATAAACCGTTTTTCAAGCAGTTTACGTTGTTCGAGTGTTTTAAATTCGTTAACTTTCATATTACGCGGCCTTCTCTATTTTTAGTAGTTCTTCCAAAGCACTAAGTGATGCACTGTTTGCAGTTTTAATACTGTTCATTGCACCATCAAGACGCTTAGGATCAAACTCTTGTTGTGCTTGATCGCCTTGTTGTGCTTGATCGCCTTGTTGTGCTTGAGCGCCACCTTCTGGTTGTTTCAATTTATCTTTCTTAATAGTAAATTGATTACCTGTGTTGGTTTTAACAACCGCAGACTCTGGATCATTTGGAGCATCGCTAACCACGGTAGCAGAAGTATCATTTCCTGCTTTTGATGTAAACGTAACTGCATCACCTGCTTTAACAGCAACAGCGGCACCTGCGGCACCTGCGGCACCTGCGTCTGCATCACCTGTAGACTTCATTGGTTCACCGGTTTTATCGTCTTTGCCGTCTTTGTTGGCATCAACTTGTGCTTGATCACCTTGTTGTCCGTCTTTTGAAGGTTCAACTTTTTTACCGTCAGCATCGATGGTTGCTGTACCTGCATCTGGATCTCCTGCTATTGGAGACATTGCTTTGCCATTTTTAACAGCGTCTAGATATAATTTAAATGCTAGATCGTTTTTGATCTGTCCAGTCTGCCATTTACCAGATCCTGTATTAAGTGTCCATTGGCCACCTTCCCAACGATACATAACTTCCTTGCCGCCTTTACCGCCAGGACCTTTGGCTTGATAGACTGTAAACATTGTACCTTTGGGGATTTTCTTTGGATCAGTTTGTGTAGTTTGCTTCATGCCCTGTGGGATTTCAGTGGCCTGTTGCTGTCCTTGTTGTTGTTGCTGTCCTTGTTGCTGAGGTTGTTCTCTTTGTCCAAACTCACCGTGTGCAAGTTCATTTGAAATTATTTGCTGAATATATGCTTCAGCTTTCTTAGGATTTTGTCCTGCACCTTTGGGTGGACTTGGGCGTTCGTCTTCTGGTGTATGCTTCCAGTATTGTGCGATAAACTTGTATAATTCACGATCTGTTTGGAAATCTGGATTTGCAGATGTTTTTTGGTTCCAACGAGCAACAACGTCTCGAGATATTCTAGATACCTGTGTTTGTGTTTTTGCACCTTGAACACTTTGTCTAGCACTAGCACCAACACCTTTGCCGGTTAATGCACCTTTGATGCCACCTTTTACAGCATTAAATGCATTTCTAGCCGCTTGTGGTACAAGTCCTTTTGCAGTAGCGGCGGCTTGGCTTTCTAATTCATCTAACTGATTATATCTTTGTCTTAGAGCATCTTGTGCTTCTTTAATATCATCGCCAATTTTCTCGTCTGGTTTAAATACATCTTTAATCTTCATCTCTGGCTCTCCGAATTCTTCATCGGTTTTTTGTTTGTTTTTAGCTAACTGAACCAGTGGCTTTACATTAACTTTGCCGTCTTTGCCAGCCGCTTTTCTAATACGAGCTTTGTCATCATCGCCGATTTTCTCGTCTAGTTTGAATACATCTTTAATCTTCATCTCTGGCTCTCCGAATACCTCGTTTAAATTTAGAGTCATCTTGAGAACGAATACTGTTTAGCAAACGGCGTTCTAAATCTAAAGCAGTTTGATCATCGTAGGATTCGCGAATAGTATTAATTAGGTTAATTGCACCCTGAATTACATGCAAAGCACGTGATTCAATTAAATTACCGCGTTTTACAGAACTTTTAGTAATTGATATTTCTGAAAGTTCATCTAATAAGCTACGAGTACGTTTTTGCAAGGAATGACCTCTTTTGTTAATAGTTGTATTTATTATCGTTCGTTATTACACCGACCACAAATTTCGTCACATATCAGCAATCTACCATACTTATAGTTTGTTTCTTTCCACTTATTAGGACTTTAGACCGGCCAGCATGTTCTTTAGTTTACTACTATCCACCTGCCCGCCTACCTTAGCGTTGTCCTCTACTTTAGTTGTTGACGAGCTTGTTTTAATTTTGTCAAGTAATCCAGTGCTAACACCTTCTACTGGACCACGTTCTTGTCCTTCTTCACCAGGATCAGTAATACGCAAACTTTCTAAGTTAAACTCCAAGTCTACTTTTTGTCCAACACCACTTGAACTACGTGTTTTCATTAGCTGTATTTGGTAACGTCCACGCTCACGCATTGCACGACTTGTAAAGATACCAAACACATTATCTGCTGTATTAATCTTACTCAATCCACCTGCAATATGCGAATGATCAAATTCAATCTCTTCAACTGCACTACGATTCAACTGCGATGCTGTAATCATTAACACGTTAAATTCTTTTGCTAGGTTGCGTAGTTCTTCCGACACATACTTGTCTTTAACAAACAAATCATTAGGAGATACTTTAGCACTAACTGGCATAACCAAGTATAAATAGTCAACCATAACAAAGTCAACTTTCATACCTGTTTGCACCTGTAGCTCTTTCAAGTAACTGCGAAGTTGATTAACATTGCTTTGTGCTGGCATATACTTGATTCTAAACTTGCCGCTTTTCTTGCCTGCAAGTTTTACTTTCATTTCCAGCGTGTCCATGTCTTTGAAGATTTCTCTGGTGCTGGTGTTTGCTACCATTGCATCCATACGCATTGCACAGAGTTCTTCGCTTAATTCAAGTGTAATAAACACACCATTAAGACCTTGTTGCACCCAGTTAATGCTGATGTTTTGCATAAACAAACTCTTACCCGAACCAGAGCCACCTGCAAAGATGTTGAGTTCGCCTCTGTTCATGCCACCAAACAAACGCTTGTCCATTGTAGGCCAACCTGTGCTTACCTGTCCGTTGTTTGCTCTAATAGCTTCTAATCTAGCACGTGGGTCTGCAAAATAGTCTGTGCCCATGTCCTTGGTTAAACTAATCTGTACAGCGTCCTTGATTAATTTTTCTACAGGATCATATTCACCTTTTTCAAGCAGGTCTGCACTTTTTAGAATTGCACGTTCTAGTTCTTGCCTACGTGTAAAAGATTCAAATTCTTGCATGAACCAGTCATAGTGTTCTTCTTGTAAATCTGTGTGCGACTTTAGATCCACACCTGTTGTTGCACGAATCTGATCTGCGGTGGGCATTGCTTTGTGTTCGTCTGTGTGCTTTTGCATAAACTCTGCCGCATCACGCAAACTACGATCAAAATTATCTTTGTTAAAAATATTTTGTATACGAACAAATGTCTGTGCATCTCCCATCATCATTTCTAAAAATAATTTTTGTAATTCAGTTGTGTATTCTTTAGACATTAGGTTCTAGTTCCTCGTAGTATTTAGATAACTCTCTAACAGTTTTAGGAAAATTATTGAGATTATAACAACGCAATTCCTTGTTATTTTTTGCAAGGTGTCGTTGTATTATAGCTTCATATACAACACTTCGCAAGTTAATTTTTAGGTCTGGATCTTGATTATTTTGATTAATAGCATTTATATACATGCTGACAGAACCATAGTCATTTAATATACCTGGATTCTGTAGTTCCCATAGTGTACATAAATTTGTAAATGCTAGATCATGAACGATTTCTAAACCCAAGTAACTTATGATCTCACGCAAAGTCTCCTGCGGATTATAAAACAAGCCTTCTGTTGCAAATGATTTAATATTTTTTGCATCCGCAAAAGTTTTTTGTTGCTTGGTTTTTACAAAGAAATAATCCATAAATTGACTGAGATATTCTCGTCGTTGCCAACGTTCAAGATCAGAAAACTTTTCTGCTTTTGGATTGAACCGTTTTATATCGTCTGTTGGAGAAAATATCGTAGCTGAGTTCTTTAGTGTTACATGGTTAACAATGTTAAACACAGGATCTTCAGGCGAAACATATATACAGGTTTGTTTATGTATATGATCCCATATATCTGTTATTTCGCCGTCGTTGAGAGGACTGATCACCTGTACTATCGAAGGATCTCCTACATCGTATAGAGATTGTTTTATTTGATTGGTGTTAACACAACTAAACTGAGGTGACTGTGTACTACGTAATACTCCTCTATTGCTGGTTTTAAAAGCATCAATATATTGTTGATCGCCGTAGTCAATACCAATATTTGTTGAAAACTTTAGTACAGCTTCAACAAAATTTAATGATGTGCTAGGAAAACCAATCAAATAAAGTTTCATACAATTAACTATGAATTATTTCTAACACACGATCTGCAACCCAACGATGTGCTTCTTTTGAAACCATATTGTCTCCAAACTGTTGTTCTAAATTTGTGGTTAGATTTAACCAATCACTTTGACGTATGGTCAATAACAGTGTGCGAATACTATTTAATGCCGCACGAGCCTCGGTGAGTGTAGTTTCTTCAGTCTGCCAGATAACTGCTTTGGCGGCGTCACTGAGTCCTGAAATATCTTCTGAGTTGTTTGGTGGAAGAGGAATTTCCAAGAACGCAGGATCAATCAGTAGATCGCTGGTCAAGTGAATAATACGCTTACGCATATGAAATGCCATGCTGTCCAACAAAGGCAAAAACTGACTTAGTTTATAGTACTGATTAAACAGTGTGTCCTTGGGATTGGTTTCAATGTGCGTTACTGTGTGATCTGGATAGTAGCGTTGGTTACCTGCGCCACACCATTCAACAACAATTAAATCTGCATCTGCATCTAGTAAACTAACTGCCGCACGTAAAAATGTGTCTTCATTTGAGCTTCGATGAAAGCCTTGGTTAACTCCAGGAATACCCAAGTCCAAATGCAATAGCCATCCATAGTTGTCAACATTTTGATCTGGTAGATAACGCCCACAGGTAAAGGTACTGCCATGAGCGTGAATCTTTTTATACATTAATTTTTCTCCTCAGTTTTATCTTTAGTGGATTAGATTCTACACCACTAATAATACTTCGTAGTACAAATAGTTTTCCTAGATTACAAACTGCATCATTGATATCTTTGTAATCGTTTTGCCACACAGGAAAACTAACATTCCAGCCATAGTTGAGTGCGGCACGTACCAATCCTTGTCCTGCATCATCCTGATCAGGGACCACAATAACCTGCTTGTCTAAACTTTCTATTAGGTCTGCTTGTACATCGCTGATGTTGTTGCCCAGTGTAGCAACACCATCAATAGCAATAGCATCAAACGGACCTTCGCATACAATAACAATACGACTGGTGTGTAATTGTTTATCCAAGTTAAACACCAGCTTGTTTTCATAGTTGTTGTGGTACTTGGGTTTAATCGCAGGATCAAATGCACGAGCTGTATAGCCCATGATGCGATTGCGCCATGTGATAGGAACTATAACACGACGATGTAGATTATAAGATTCTTCTGGTGTCCACAATAAATCATATTTTTTAAGATCTACACCTCTATCGTGAGCATAATCAATTGCATGTTGTAATTGATGAGGCAATTCGTTGTAGAGTCCTTCACATTCTCCCAGGCTCAGAGTGTTCTTAGGAAGATCACGTCCTCTAATAACAATTTCTTCTGTGGGTTCTTCTGCAATATCCTCAGGAGCAATAAGCTCTTTAAGACGCATAGCTTCAATAACTAAACGTTTAACTGTGTTTTCGTCTGCATTCATCCAGGACAATAACTTTTTAAATTTATAATTTAAATGTCTACCTGGTGTATAATTTGCTTTAAAAGAACAATTAAAACAATGATAGTTCACTACGCCTTGTCCGTTGAAAATTACTCCCCCGCGACCTCTGGTATCGGGAGTTTCTCCGTTGTGTACACAACAAGGTGCATTAAAACTAATCCAGCCACTGCCGGACGTTTTACGCTTGGGAGGTAATAAACTTGTTAATGTATCTTGTACTTCAGTCCACATTATATTAATATAGCATATTTTATGTTAAAGAGCAAGTAGATTTTTGGTATATTGGTTTAAAAAGTTGCGTCTTTTTTCACTGAGCTCTGCGGTAACCGAATATTGAACCTTAGTAAAATTATGATCCAATGGATCCGTATCTGCAGGCATGTAATTAAATTCTTCAATTAATCCAAAACAGTTTTCAACTTGATATGGTGCTTTCAGAGCTTCAAACTCATTGTACAGTTGTTCTGCATCGCGCCAGGTCATTCCAGTTTCTTTGTGTTTCCACATAACCCGACTGTTTTCTGTAATCCAGGTATAACCATAATTCTCAGCGTCTCTGTCAATGGCACTGTTGTTTTGAGCTCTTAGGTCTCTTTCGAGATGAAGAGGATGCCAACTCCAATTTGGAATTTCATTTTCTACAAACCAACGATGCCAACGAATATAATCTTTACGTGTATCATAAGGTAAACCAATAATCATTGAACATCTAAAACTCACATGCTCTTTCCAAATTTCGTGTCTGAGCTTTACTAGATAATCTTGTGCATGAGTATTGCTCCAGGGTTTACCTACAAATTTAGCGGCGGTTTCGTTAAATGTTTCAATTCCAAAATATGTGCCAATCATTCCTGCTTCTTCAAGTATGTATGGGCTTTCAGGATGCGCCCATAGCAGATCCCCTCGACAGAATCCTGCAACATGAATTTTAAAAGGTAGTCGTTGACGCATGTCTCTAAAATTGCGTATTTTATCTATATCATCGTTGAATGTATCATCAAGCAAATAATATTTGGTGGTGCCAAAGCGTTCGTAGTTGCTGACGATTTCTTGTTCAATGTGTTCAATAAGTCTAGTGTATTCACCTTTCTTTTTTCCTACATGCGGAAATGCACAAAACTTACATCGAAATATACAACCGCGCCCTATTTCAATTGGTAAACTTTCGCCAGGCAAAATACAATCTCTATCATGCCATATATGATCATCTTCTTTAATAGTAAACGTATCTTCTTTGCTCAATGGACATACCGTTGCTTCTCTAATAACTTTATTACCAAGTTTGCGTTCAAATGGAACCGGCGGACCTTTCCTAAAAATGTGATTGCACAAACTTAACAGTGTATTTTCAGCATATCCAAACATATAGTAGTCAAAACCAATACCATTGGTATAGCGTTTACTAGCAAGTTGTGCGGCGGCACCGCCACATACAAAAACTACTTGAGGATAACGGCGTCTTAGTTCAGGCATCATCTCTTCAACAAAGCGTTTGATTTGCCCTGCCATTGGAGTATGCGTTCCCATAATGCCCCACCCAATAACACGGGTTTTTTTATCAACGAACTTGTCAATGAGTTGATAAATTTCGTTGTCTGTAAGTTGGCAGAAAAAGTCAATTACTTGTACATCGTACTCGTGCTTGCGTAACCACCAGCCTAATTGTGCTCCGCTAATTGATCTGTAGAGCCTATTAGTAACAGCCAATCCTGTAAGCAGAACAACTTCAGCCATTATGGAGCGATCCCTTCAGTTAAAAACAATTCGCTATAAAGTTCTTTTTCTTCTGGATCTGTAATAATTTCGTATACTTTATCCCATAATCTGATACGTGCATCAAGTGCATCAAGTGCGGCTTGTTCTGCATGATGTATTTTTACTGGATCATAATCGCATAATGTTTCTACCATATGAACAGCGGCTGGTCCGTGTTCATCGCCATCTAAGTCAATATGACGTTTTAGATAGTAGTGAAACTTGGGTGCATCGTGTGCAGTAATCTGCATTTGATTTAAAAGACTTTGGAACATTCCAGGTATAAGTGTTTCACGACCAAACGCAAACGCACCTGCAATTACATGTGGCTCACGAGTGTGTATAAAAGAAAATGTTGTTTTCATAAAACTTGCTGAGGCAGGAGGTACAGCGGCATTTTCCATTGCATCATTGAATCCAAGGTTACGTACACGTTCAATAAAAGACTCAAACTTGCGTCCGTTTGCACCAACTTCTAGCATTGCTTGTGCATACAAATCGTGATGAGTAATTGATCCTTTACCTCCCATATCAATGTCGCTTTCTTCACCCAACACTATTTCATTAATAATGCGAGCAAGTCCTGCACGAGTCCAGCGTGTAGGTACCCAACATTCTGTACTTGGGCACACATGATGTTGTAGTGCTTTGATAAGACTCATAAAATCCCAAACAGCATACACATGATGTTCCATAAAAATGTGCAAATCGTCCAATGTTTTTAAGCAGTCACCCAAAAACAACGGGTGAGAACTAAGGCGAGCTTGGCGCTCGTGGATACGATCAAGATTTAATTTCATTGGGATACCTATAAAGTTGCTAGGTATTTAAGTGCGAATTTCAATGCTTTCAAATTTTATTATAGGTGATTCTAAGTTTAGATTTCGTTCCAGACTAGTGCGGCTGTTACTTTACTAATAGGTTGGGTATTTCTAACTGCATGGCTTTTCATATTATGCTGAAGGATTATGATAAAAATCCTTCATTAATATGCAAATCTAAACTCAAATTGAAATTATCGTCGCTGTAGACAGGGGCTTCTACCCCATTAACAGTTCCTTTAATAGCCAGCGTATAACGCATTGCATCTAGAGGTGCGAGTTCTTCTTCAGTAAATGTAACAGTTCCTTGCCCTGCGGCAGCATTGGTTACTGTTAGTGTGGGATAAAAAATTGTTTGTCCTTGGTCAGAATTCATAACAGCAACTACAAACGTGTAGTTGGTTACGTCTACTTTCTTTTGGTCTTGGTTTAAAAATCTAACCTGTACAGGATTATCCGTACCCTTGTACAGTTGAATTACGTGGTTGTACACTCTTCGCTCCTGTATGTTTGTCACACCCGTATCCGAAATTTGTACTCGAACTTTTGGTGTATATAAATAACTGTGAATCATTTGCATAGGGTTTATCGCTCTTTACACTGCATGTTTAAGTATTTATAAGAAAATTGTATACGCAAGACAACATAACCGAGCTCTTAGAGCAATATCCGTTTTTAACTTACCTGGTCTACGGTGGTATTGAATATATTGGGGTGATCCAAAACTCTGATGACCAGATTACTACTATGTATGACTATGGTAAACTAAAGTCCAGAGATGATAAGATGCATTTTTTGGATCTAGCAGAAGTTTGGTGGTGGGAATCAAATCGTATGATTCCTATTAACATTTTTCTAAAACAGGATTGGGAGCAATTTAAGCCTGTTATTCAGACCATGAACAGCAAGGACGTAGACATACGATTTGGTCCTGCTACTAATATTAAAACAATGAGTCAGAAGCGTAGCAAACGTCGCAGTATTACGCTAGTTCGCAAGACTGATTAGGTTCATATTCACCACAACTAGATTCGCATATGCTACACTGTGCGACTTTTTAAAATAATACCCATCATCTGTGGGCTTGTCCCAAACAGTTTTAGCAACTTCACGCCAGCGTTTGCCTATTAGATGTCGTTTGCTTGGGCGGATCACTGCCAACAACATTGCTAGACGTGGAACAGTGTCTACCATTTCAGGCATGCGTATCATTGTATCATAATGATCGCCTATGTGAATTAACTGCTCACAGAACTCACGTTCGTATAGGCGTTCCCACTGCGGAGGAGTAGTCAACAGTTCTGTTAGGTGTGCTTCGTCACGTACCTGTTTGTATACATGTACATTTAATAAATCAAGTTTAATATAGCCTCTATCTTCGCTTTCTTTGTGGTCAATTGAACAAAGACCGCCGAAAGGGTCCACAGGAACGGTTTGAAAATAAACACCGGTGTTATGTTTTACTAACTCACCGTTCCTGTGTATACTCGCTGGAGTATGATCTAGCAGTTTTAAAATGTCTGCTCTATCACCAAAGTCTATATCAATATCGCTTTTAAACTTGTTCATTTTTGTGTATGTTCGATTCATCACCGGTTAAACTAATTGGGTTACCTTTTCGTATATTGTTAACATATTCTTGTATCCATGTTAGTGCTATTTCTGTTTTGTGTGA